TCACAATCGCATTTGTTGGTGGTGTAAAGACACTGATGATTGGCGTTATGGAAACGATTATAGTATAATGTCACAATGAAAAAGACAAAGTGCTATAGAAAGATATTGAAACTAAAAAAGAAACTTGATAAAAAGGCATTAAGATTTCCTAAAACAAATGCACAGTTGCGTGATAGAGTCAACTGGGAAAGGATACGAAGTATATTAGTAAGGCGGTATGATGGAAAAGGAGTTAATTAAATTATTATTAAATAAAAACTTTTATAATAAAAATAAAAGTAAACTAGCGAAGGAGTTCTTTACGAATGGAACAGGTGCTTTGTATGAAACAATCCAAAGTGCACATGAAGACTCCGACCAGGATTTAAGTATTGGAGAAGTTTCTACTTTACATTTAGAAGTTTATAATCCTGCATTAACTAGGGCATCAAAAGAAAACTTTAGTGTTTTAATTGATGAGATAAAAAAGACAGAGCTGCCAAATGAAAAGATAGCACAGAATATTATTCGTGCCTTGTTCAAAAGACGTGTTGCAGAAAAGGTGGCAGTTCTTGCAAATGAAATTTACAATGGCAGTGACACAGATTTTACAG